TACTAAATTTAGTTTAAATTTTGGTGCGGATAACAGCATAATACATAACGAAACAATACAATACGGGTTATATGCAACGTATTATTTTCCGTATTTATCTAACTTATACAATTTAAAAAATAGGATTGTGTATGTTAAAACTATTTTGCCCGTTTCCTTATTAACTAATTTACAGCTAAATGACCGAATAATAATACGCGACAAAAGGTATATTATTAACGAGATGAAAAGCAATTTGACAACAGGCGAAGTTGATTTTGTTTTGTACTTAGATTTTAGAAGCGTGATTGGTGGGGTTATAAATGGTAACAAACCTTACGAATTAGACGGACAAGCGCAATGTATAAAAGTATCTATAAACTTACCGCACGGCGCGTCGCAATGCGATTTAACTTGTGCAACTGCGGGAGTAACAATAACGCCAAGCACAATAACAGCAAGTCAAGCCGTAGAAATATGCGTACCAGTAACGCCAACGCCGATGGAAAATATAGTAGCTGAAAACGATGATTTTTTAATAGGCGAAGAATATTTTGACGTAATTAGCGAAGCGTACGAAGTAAATATTATAAACGTACAAGCGTTATACACGTTTTTAGATAGTTCGCAAGCAGTTGAATTAATAATATTACAGATATGATAAAATTTATTATAGAACTTTTAAAAAGTGATGACTTTTTTGGGGTTAGTGAAATAGTAGATGTAGCGAAAGGAAAACACGAACTAACGGACGATTTAAAAAAGATTTATAAACAAGAAAAGCGTAAACAATGGCTGAAAAAAGAACGATTGAATTAGAGATACAAGACAATAGCAAAACGCTAAAACAACAATATAAAGAAGCGGTTGTTGAACTTCAAAAAATGGCTGCTGCTTACGGTGAAATGTCCGATGAAGCGGTTGCAGCTGCTAAACGCGCTGCTGAATTAAAAGACCAAATAGAAGACACAAACGATTTAATGAAGTCGTTTAAAGGCGAAGGTGCTTTTATTGCTATGAATAAAGCCATGACTACTGTTGCAAGTGGTTTTAGTGCGATTGAAGGCGGTTTAGCTTTAGTAGGTGTCGAAGGTGAAGCGGTACAACAAACAATGCTTAAAGTTCAAGCTGCAATGGCTTTAGCTCAAGGTTTAGAGGGATTAGAAGATGCTGGGCGTGCTTTTCAAAATTTAGGTGTAGTTGCTGGTAATGCTTTAAAGGGAATTAGAACTGGAATAGCGGCTACTGGAATAGGGGTATTATTAATTGCCGTTGGCGCTTTAGTTGCATATTGGGACGACATAAAAGGCGCAGTAAGTGGTGTTACCGAACAACAAAAGAAATTAAATAAAGAATCAGCAAAAAATGCTCAAGCAGCAAAAGAAACTTACGACAATTTTCAATTACAAGAAAATTCTTTAAAGTTACAAAGTAAATCAGAAAAGGAAATATTACAATTAAAAATTAATAAATTAAACTCGGCTATAAAACTTGCTGAAGTAGATTTAAAAAGACTTGAGGACACGTCTAAACTTGAGGTTGCAGCGGCAAAGCGTAATCAGGAAATAACTAAAAATATTATTCGTGGTGCAACAGAGTTCAGTGCATTAGGATTAAGATTATTAACAACACCAATAGATTTAGTATTAAAAACAGCAAATACAGTAAGTGAAGCATTAGGATTTGGTCAAATAACAGCCATAAATATAAATGACGAAATAACTAAATTAACAACAATGGCTGCTGATATAGGAAGTAAATTTTTATTTGACCCAGAACAAGTTAAATCCGAAAGTGATGCTGCGATAAAACAGGCAAAACAAGGATTAGCGCAAATGAAAAGCGATAGGGATGGCTTTTTATTACAAATAAAACAAAGCACTCAACAAGGGGCGCAAAACAATGTAAATACAGAACAGGGCGCAGCACAAGAACAAATAGATATTACGCGTCAAATGGAAGAAGAAAATAATCGTTTGATGGCGGAAGGTCGTGCAAAAGATTTAGATGCGCTACGAATAAAGTACAAATACGAGCAACAAGAAGCTGATAAAAACTTTAAAGAAGGTAAGTTAAAAAAAGATGATTACGACAAACTTAGTAATCAAGCTATTGAAAGTAAACGCTTAGATGAAAAAGCAATTAATGACAAATACGATCAAATAGAAGAAGACGAAAAAAAACAAAGAAATGACCAAGAAATTGCAGACATGAAAAAATTAGACGAGGCAAATTTTGCCGCGTTTATGGAAGGTGAAAAAATTAGAATTGAAGCGTTAAAAGAGGGACAAGAAAAAGAAAGAGAATTAAGACGTTTAGCATATTTACAAGAAGCTCAAGATTTACAAAACAAACTTGATAATAATTTAATTACACAAGGCATATACGACCAAGCCGTTAAAAATATGTCGACTAAATTAAACAAAGATTTAGACGATATTGATGCAAAATATACGCAACAGCAAAAAGACAGAAAATTACAATTAGCTCAAAAAACTCTCGATTTAAGTGCGCAATCTTTTAGCGCATTATCAGAGTTAGCGGGTTCGTTTAATACTAAAAATGAAAAAGACGCCAAAAGGCAATTTAGAATACAAAAAGCGTTTAATTTAGCTGCTGCAATAACAAATACTGCAATGGCTGTTACTGCTGCCTTAACGGGTGGGGGTAACGTGGCTAAAATAGCGTCAAGCGCAAATTTTGTCGAAGCAGGTATTGCCGCTGCGGTAGGGGCTGCAAATATTATAAAAATAGCAAACTCGAAATTTGAAGGCGGTGGAGGTGGAGATAGCGGCGGTAATGATGAATTAGACAAAGCAGCGTCAGGTTCGATAACGGCTAATTTTAGTACAATAGGCGGTTCGGGAATAAACCAACTCGCACAATTACAACAACAACCGTTACAGGCGTATGTCGTTAGTGGGGAAGTAACAAGCGCACAAGCATTAGACAGAAACAGGGTACAAAACGCTACTTTATAAGTTTATTAATTATGGAAATAATTGAATTATTAATTGACGAAACAAAAGACGAATACGGTATAAATGCTGTTTCAGTTGTACGCGATCCCGCAATAGAAGAAAATTTTGTTTACTTAAATAAACACGAAATAGAACTTAAGGAGGTAGATAGCGAAAAACGTATTTTAATGGGTGCGGCTTTAATACCTAACAAACAGATATACCGAACCAATAAAGACAAAGAGTATTATATTTATTTTAGCGAAAAAACGGTACGCAAAGCAAGCGAATTATTTTTAATGCGTTCTAATCAAAACAATGCTACTTACGAACATGAAAAAGAAATGCTCAAAGGTATGTCAGTTGTTGAAAGTTGGATAATTGAAGACGATAAAAAGGATAAAAGCCGTTTATATGGTTTTAATTTACCAAAAGGGACTTGGATGATTTCAATGAAGGTAAATAATGACGAAGTATGGCAAAGCGTTAAAAACGGCGAAGTAAAAGGATTTAGCATTGAAGGGCAATTTGCTGATAGGTACGAAATGAGTAAAGAACAGCAAGAGAAAGACGAAATAATAGCGTTTTTAAAAGAGATATTAGATACTAAGTTAGAAAGTTATTCAGACTACCCGAAACAAGCAAGTGAAAACGCAAAGATAGCGTTACGCTATGCTGAAGAAAACGGTTGGGGAGGTTGTGGAACGCCAGTAGGCAAAGCACGAGCGAACCAGTTAGCAAATGGCGAACCAATAAGCGAAGATACAATAGCACGAATGGCAGCATTTGAAAGACACCGACAAAACTCTGACAAGGAATTAGGAGATGGTTGCGGTCGTTTAATGTGGTTAGCTTGGGGTGGCGATGCTGGAGTAGAATGGGCGCAAAGAAAGTTAGAACAAATTAGAAATAAATAAATAAAATGAAAGAAGAAATAATAAAAGATATTACCGAAAAGGTAATGGTAAAATTAGCAAAACACGAAGTAGAGTTAGGTTTAATTGACGATTTAAAATCTATAGCTGATAAAATTAAAGCTGAAAGTGGTGAAGCAAATAAAATGAAAGCTGATGCTCAAAAAGTAAAAAAAATGTTTGACGATGCTTCTAACTTAAAATTGCAATTACAAAAAACATACGAAAATAATAGAAATAAATACGCTGCTCAATTAAAAGAAAACAATGCGGTCTTTAATAAAATTAAAACACAAGCTAAAGAATTAGGAATTTCTATTGACACGTTACCAGTTTACAAAGACTATTTAGCTTCTTCTAAATTATTAAGCGACATAACAGACGCTAATCAATCTAATTGGGAATTAATTTCTAAATATTAAATAAAACCTTGAAAAAGCAAACTAACGTAAAAGTACACGTTACAAAACCTAAAGTTAAACGTCCAAATGTTCACGCAAAAACAAAGGTAAGTAAGTTAAAAAATAGTAAAAATTATTTAAAAACATACAAAGGGCAAGGCTAAAAACATAAAAATCGCAAAATGCGTTTAAATAGCGTTTTTAAGCGATTTAAGACACTTTAGCTATAAAGCTAAGTAAATATATTAAAAATAAAAGATAATAAAAAACCCTTATTTTACAAGGGTTACAGGGCATAAAAAAAAGTACGTTAAAATTAAATTTTATTTATGAAAAGTCGAAAAATTTTTGTTACGCCAAGTAAAACAAGCCCGAAGGGTGGTAGACGCGGTTGCCTATGTAAAGACGGAACGTATAAATCAAAATGCTGCGATGGAAGTTTACAAGCGCAGGGCGTAGGTAGTTTAGTTAATCAAGGTAACAATACTTAAAAAAGGAACAAAGAAATAATAAATAAGTTAATAAGCTATGATAAACAATATTTTAAAAAAAATTGAAAAAGCTAATGAAGTTCAAAACGTAGAACTTGAAAAGCATAATATTGAACTTGCTTTGATTGATGAATTGAATGAAAAAACAAAAGAAGCGCGAATTATTTTTGATAATCAACATAACGCAGGTATTGACATAAAAAAAGCGCAAGAATTATTATTTAATGCCTTAAATTTAAAAAGCAATGAATTAAAAAAATATATTCTTGTAGCAAAAGAACTTCAAGCATTAATGGCAAAACAAGAAACAATTTATAAAGAATTAGGTTTATCGATAAGAGAAGATAAAACCTATGGAAATGCTTGGAAAATGCTTGACCATTATAGCGCTAAAGATGCCGAATCTTATTTGAATACGGTAAAAGATTTATTAACGCAAAAAAAATACATTCAATAAAATAAAACAAAAATGGCAAATACACTATTAAACAAAGTAAGAGAACTTTTAGGAATGGAAGTTAAATTAGAAACAATGAAATTAGCGGATGGCGTTACGGTTTTAGAAGCTGAAGTTTTTGAAGCCGAAAACGAAGTCTTTGTAGTAACAGAAGACGAACAAAAAATACCCGTTCCAGTTGGGGAATACGAATTAGAAGACGGGCGTATTATGGTAGTGGTAGAAGAAGGTATTATTTCCGAAGTAAAAGAAAAAGAAGAAGAAGTAGAGGAAGCGCCTGAAGATATTACGCCTGAAGAAGAAGAAACGAAAAAAGAAAGAGAAATGTACGACGAAACGACAAAAGTTAAAAAAACTATTGAATCCGTTGTGAAAGAAACATTTTTTTCAGAAATGGAAACACTAAAAAAAGAAAACGAAGAATTAAAAGCACAAATAGAAAAACTTTCTAAAGTAGCAAAAGACGAAGAAACAGATGTCGAACTTTCAGATATAAAACCTATTGCTTTTAATCCCGAAAATGAAAATAAATCCGAAGTATTACAATACGGTTCTAAAAGACCTAAAAGCACTATGGATACAATATTAGAAAAATTAAATAATTAAAATAAAATAAAATGGCTACAACAACTTCAATTACAACAACCTACGCAGGCGAATTTGCTGGTAAGTATATCGCGGCGGCGTTGTTGTCTGCTCCGACTTTAGAGCAGGGGGGTATAACTATTCACCCGAACGTAAAGTTTAAACAAGTAATTCAAAAAGTTGGAACGGATGACATTATCGCCAACGCTGGTTGCGATTTTGCCGCTACCTCAACTATTACATTAACTGAAAAAGTTTTACAACCTGAAGAATTTCAAGTAAATTTACAACTTTGTAAAAAAGATTTTTATTCTACTTGGCAATCTATTGAAATGGGTTTTTCTGCTTTTTCTGTAATGCCTAAGTCTTTTACAGATTTTCTTATTGCACACGTTGCTGAAAAAGTAGCTTCTTCAATGGAATCAACTATTTGGACGGGCGTTAATGCAACTGCGGGACAATTTGCAGGTTTAACAACTCAATTATCTACTGATGCTTCTTTACCCGCTGCGCAAGAAATTGCAGCTGCTGCTGGTGGCGTAAATTCTGGGAACGTAATTACTGAGGTTGGAAAAATTGTAGATGCTATTCCTTCAAGATTGTACGGACAACCTGATTTAAAACTTTATTTATCTAACAATATCGTTCGTGCTTACGTTCGTGCTTTAGGTGGGTTTGGTGCTTCAGGATTAGGCGCTAACGGTACAAATAACTTAGGTACTCAATGGTATTCAAACGGTTCTTTGTCTTTCGATGGTTTACCAATCTTTATGGCAAACGGATTAGCTGCAAATACTGCTATTGCTTCACAAACTGCTAACTTGCATTTTGCGACAGGATTGCTTAATGACATGAACGAAGTTAAAGTAATTGATATGGCTGATTTAGACGGATCGCAAAACGTACGCGTTGTAATGCGATTTACTGCTGATGCTAAATACGGTTTTGCTGAAGATATCGTTACATACGGGATTGTAAATAGTGCAAACTAATAATTATTACGGCGGTTGTAAAACCGCCATATTGTTAAACTTTTAAAATATAATAAAATGCCTGGATGTGATATTGCAAATGGTAGAATAGAACAATGCAAAGACTCGGTTTCGGGTTTAAAAGCAATCTATTTTATAAATTACGACGATTTAAACCCTGACGACGGTCTTGCTTACGTTGGTGCAACTGACGAAATAGATACTTGGGAACCGCCTGCCGCTTTAGTTTTGTATAAATACGAATTAAAGGGTTCTAACAGTTTTGAAACTACGATAAATTCAAGCAGGGAAAACGGTACAACTTTTTTTCAACAAACGCTGACAATACAATTAAAAAGACAAGACGTTGCGACGCATAAAAACGTAAAAATGTTAGCTTGGGGTAGACCAAGAATTGTTGTACGTTCAATGACAGACCAATTCTTTTTAATGGGACTTACACAAGGGGCTGATGTAACCGCTGGGACGGTTTCGAGTGGAAGCGCCTTGGGTGATTTTAATGGTTATAATTTGACTTTCGAAGCGATGGAAATTTCACCAGCCAACTTTATTGATTGCTCAAATGAAGACGAATTAAAAGCGGTGTTTACTTTTGGAGGTAGCCCCGCAACTATTGAAATAGATTAATAAATTCAATTTTACTAAATTAAACCCTTGCAATAGCAGGGGTTTTTTTTTATATGGTACAAAACGCAAGTTAATTCGTTTATTAATTATGATTATATTAACAACGGACACTTCAGAACAAAATATTTATTTTATACCAAGAAGCGTTGGGTTCGATTACGTTGGTATTACGGATGACCAAACAAACGTAACAGTAGAATTAGAGGATTATATATACACGCAAGGGGATTATTACGACACGTTTGAAGCTGAATTTAATTTAGTAGAAAACCGTTTTTACGATATAGTTTTTTTAAATGGCACTGCGGTAGTTTATAAAGATAGGATATTTTGTACTGACCAAAATATTTCTACCTTTACAGTTAATAATAATCAATATACAACGAATTCAACTACGAATGAATTTATAGTTTATGAATAATATACACGTTTTAGAATTAAGTACATATACAGCGCCAGTAATTCAAGAATCAAAAAAAGATGCTTGGGTTGAATTCGGGGAGCAGGATAGTTATTATGATTTAATTATAGATTCGTATACAAACAGTACGACAAATAATGCAATTATAAATAATGTTTGTCGTTTAATTTACGGGCGTGGATTAAGCGCTTTAGATGCAAACAAAAAGCCAAATGATTATGCACAAATGATGGCTTTATTTCATAAGGATTGTTTGCGTAAAATTGTATTAGACAAAAAAATGTTTGGTCAGTTTGCTTTACAAGTGCATTATTCTAAAGACCATAAAAAAATACTAAAGGTTTACCATATTTGTGTTAATTTATTAAGAGCCGAAAAATGCAATAAAGACGGCGAAATAGAGGCATATTATTATTGTGATAATTGGGAAGAAACGAAAAAATATGTACCTAAAAGAATACCGTCTTTTGGTTACTCAAATGAACAAGTAGAAATATTATTTAGCAAGCCCTATACGGTAGGTATGAAATATTATGCTTTACCTGATTGGCAGGGCGGTATACCTTATGCTAAATTGGAAGAATCAATAGCGGATTATCTAATAAACGAGGTTCAAAACGGTTTTTCGGGAACGAAAGTAGTTAATTTTAATAACGGCGTTCCGTCAGAAGAACAACAACAAATTATAAAAAGTAAAGTTTTAAATCAATTAACAGGGTCAAGAGGGCAAAAAGTTATAGTAGCTTTTAATAATAATCAAGAAAGTAAAACTACGGTAGACGATTTGCCTTTAAATGACGCCCCTGAACATTACACTTATTTAAGCGAAGAATGTGTAAAAAAAATTATGTTAGCGCATAACATAACAAGCCCTTTATTATTTGGGTTGGGTAGCGCAAATGGTTTTAGTTCTAATGCCGATGAGTTAAAAAACGCTTCTATTTTATTTGATAATATGGTTATTAAACCGATACAAGATGAAATTATAGATGCGTTGAATTGTATTTTACATTATAACGATGTTACTTTAAAATTATTTTTTAAGACCTTGCAACCTTTAGAGTTTGTAGATTTAGAAAATGCACAAAACCAAGAACAAGTTGCCGAAGAAACAGGAACGGAACTAAGTAAGGATTATAAAATAGCACAAGCGTTAATTGACTTAGGCGAAGACGAACCGTATAATTCAATTCTAATAGACGAAAATGAGGTTGACTATGAAACAGATGACCAAGAAAACGAAATGCTTGCTAACGAGCCAAAAAAATCATTTTTAAGCCGTTTGATTAACTTAGTTTCAACTGGCGACAATAGACCAAATATTACAAGCGAACAAGACGAGGTAATAGACGGTATTAAATTTATTACGAGGTATGTTTATGCGGGTAAAGTACACGAAAACACAAGAGAATTTTGTCGTAGAATGATAGCAGCAAATAAAATTTATCGTAAAGAGGATATTATTAATATGGGTAGCGAAGCGGTTAATAAAGGTTGGGGAGCAGGAGGCGCGGATAATTATTCTATTTGGTTTTACAAAGGCGGCGGTAATTGCCACCACAGATGGAATAAAAGGGTTTACGCTACATTTAGCGGTAAAGCTATTGATGTAAACAGCAAAGAGTTAAAACAAATTGCTTCGCGTAAAGCTGAAAAATTTGGTTATGTAATTAAGAACCCAAAATTAGTTAGTACGCGCCCCGTTGATATGCCGAACTATGGTTTTTTACCAAGTAACCCGCAACCTAAAAGAAAAATTACAAGATAATGGCTGAAGCTCTACTCATAACAAGGCAAGACGTTATTAAGTTTACCGCGATGAATGGCAACGTGGACACAGATAATTTTATTCAGTTTGTAAAGATTGCTCAAGATATACATTTACAAAATTATTTAGGAACTGAATTATTGAACAAAATAAAACAAGACATTGTTGATGAAGATTTAACAGGAAATTATTTATCTTTGACCGTAAATTATTTAAAACCGATGTTAATTCACTGGGCGATGGTTGAATACTTACCTTTTGCAGCTTATACAATAGCAAATAAAGGCGTATACAAACACAATTCTGAAAATGCTACTAATGTAGAAAAAAACGAAATAGATTTTTTAATTGAAAAAGAACGAAGTATTGCGCAGCATTATACCGAACGCTTTATAAGTTATATTTCATTTAATCAAAATTTATTTCCTGAATATAATTTAAACTCAAACGGAGATATGCACCCCGATAGTAATAATAATTATCAAGGTTGGTATTTATGAAACAATACAAAATAAAAGAAGAAAACTTAAAAAAATTAATAATATATTTAAGCAAATATAATGGCAGACGTAAAGATAAGTCAGTTACCAGCAAAGGGAAGTAATATAGCGGCAACCGACCGTATAATGATTTCCGAAGATTCGGGGGGCGGTGCTTTTGCAAGCAAATATGTTACGGGTAGCGAAATTATTAATGTTAAAAAAAATTCATACTCGGTAAAACATACTTTAGTTATAGAAGATGCAAATTGTTTTGTTGAATTAAACTACGCCGTTGCGGAAAACCTAACGATACCAACAAATGCAAGCGTTTCATTTTTGGCGGGTACTATTATTATTCTAACTCAATATGGAGACGGGCAGGTTACAGTAACACCTGATGCGGGCGTTACGCTAAGAAGTATAAACGCCAAAAATAAAACTACGGGAAAATATAGCGTTGCATATTTGTATAAAAGGGATACGAACGAATGGTATTTATATGGCGACATA